GAAAGATTAAAAGCTCTTAAAGATGAACCTGCATTAAGAGATGCTGGTATCGGCGATGTTGCGATGAGCAATATAGTTCAAAATGTTAATGAAACATTTAATACATATGGTAATGTTGATGCAGAAGGCGGTGGTTTCGATTACATTAAAGAACACTCAATAGCCGAAGGCAGATACGGAAATCTAATCGACTAATCTTTATATTTCTTTTTTCTAGGAATTACTTTAGTTTTATCTTTATGCACCTGAGTAGATGCTTGAGGTGGTGTAACCTTTCTAGGAAAGATATTGTCCCATGCTTCTTGAAACTTATCGTCTGATACGATTTGAGGTCTTCGTTTACTTCCCTTACCCATAACGAGTGCCATCGTCCTTTTCGATAGGAGCATCGTAATAGTTTTTCAATGGTGGTTGATATGTCACAAAGATATAAAGCGCTCCTAAGATGAATCCTAACGCCAATAAAACTGACAGTAGGCGTCTTCTGATTATACGCTTTTCTCTTTTACTTCTCATTATCTTCTTCTATACGAATTCATTTCCGCTTTACGAAGTGCAAGTTTCTTCTTTCTCTTGATTGCTTGATTGCGTTGATTTCTTTTCATTGCAGGTTTTTCAAAGTATTCTCTATCTCTACATTCTTTGACAATACCTTTTCTATCACATGCCTTTTTAAATCTACGCAACATACGATCGAAAGATTCGACTTGTCTCGTTTTAGGATTCATTCTTGGTTTCACTTGTGTCATAATTTAATTATTAAGTGTGTAGTCGCCCCATACTCTTATAGCAACCTCGCTCTACACCAGATAACACCGCATCAGTTCTTGTTATCTTTTCCCCTACTATGATACCCCCATATCCACGGTCATAGTCAGTTGTAGCAAAACACGGACACATATTATATACTACAACTCCCTAATGAAACTTACTCAGTAGCAAGTTTCTTAAAGTAATCCATCGCTTCGTCTCCCTCTGAATCACCAACTGTGGAAGATTCTGCTGATGCGATTACAGGTTCTTCTGCCACTGCATCAGTATTTACGCCAGACCAAGGCACTTCTTCAAGGTCTTCTGCAACTGACTCAGCAGTAGATGTGCTTACCTCACCAGATAAACCTAATACTCTATCAAGTTTTTCTTTCAGTTCGTCATAAGACTTGAACTGGTCTGGTGCAATAATTGAAGATAAAGGATTCAGCGTAGTATATATATCATTCAGCTGATTTTCATCTTCAAAAAGTGGTGCAGGACTATCAAACTCAGACTTGTCATAGTTCCAGTAACCATCGACTTTTCTGATTTTAATTTTAAAGTTTGCACCCTCGCCTCTAAGATCAAAAGGATTTATGGCAGCTTCATCTTCAAATGCTGGTGAGATTGCCTCTTTCAACATTTCAAAGATTTTCTTACCATATCGGTACATGAATACCTTTCCTTCGTTCTCAGGATGTTTAGGGTCAGAAACAACATAGATGTTAGACACATAATGAAGTCTACGCTTCTGTTTACGAGCCTGTTCTCTGTTTGCTTCGATGTTAGTGTTCCACAACTGAGTGTTGTATTCACTAACAGGATCATTTTTACTAAGAGTCGTTAAAGACTTCTCAATATACCAACCGCCAGGTCCTTGGAAACCATGGTCGAAGTAAGACACCCATGGCATCTCTTCGTTTTCTGGTGTTGGTAAGAATCTAACTATTGCATAACCATTACCTGATTTATCAAGTTCTGGTTTCCAATATTTATCATCATCGTAGGATTTTTTCTCACCTTGACTAGGTGATGCAGACTCCATTGCCTGCCTTAATTTATCTAAAGATGTAGACATTGTATTATACTCCTTATTGCATTGTATCGCATTGTATTTGCATTGTATCGCATCTTATTAAAGTTCAGATTCAAAGCACGCCGTGCCAAGAATCCACCTATCTTCGATATTTAATCGAGATACTATATCAGTATATTCGATTTTATCGAATCCGTCAATAGAGTTTTTAAAAAATAACTCTACATCTGGATAGTCCTTATTTATGTGTTCTAACAGTGCAACAAATTGTGCCTGTTGTGGTCTTCCCACACCTGAGTTTTCTTCTGTATATACTTTATTATAAGTATAACAATCATCAGGTCCATAAATGTTCTGTAGATCACCGTATTGTAATGAATCATAACCTGCAAGACATATCTTCTTATGACCATGATGCACTGCATAACCTAATGCATAGATGCCACAAAAAGTGTTCTTGAGCAATTCATTTGTATATATAACTATGTTGTTTGCCTCCGCAGAGGAATATCCAATCATATAAGTTCTCTGTCCTTCGCCTCGATAGTCTTCCCCTTGCACTACAAATCTATCATCTCCCTCGACTCGATTTTCAATCACCTCACCTGGCAATCCGTGTTTCATAATGTCGAACATTTCCATAGGCAGTTCGTTCCATTCTCCGACACAAACAGGGTGTTTCTTGTAGTATTGGTCTGTAATCATTTCGTTTTGTGGGGCGACATCTTGCACGAATAATAAATCAGGTGTATGGTCTCTGTAAACCATATTCATTCCCCACCAGTTGTCTAGTGTTTCTAAATCTAAGTCTTTACGACTTGGTCCGTTTCCTACTAAGTAGAGCATAGTTCTATTAATTTCTTTTTGTATTTGTTCTTATCAAAATATAAGAATGATTTGTATTTGTCTATTCTATGATGCACACCAGGATATACAATGTTCTCTGATATGAGTTTCTTCCATGACTTACTGTAGTCTGTAATCTCATCTAGTATACACATAGTTTCGAGAGATATTTTTTTACCTAAAAATTGTTTGAGTAAATATGGGTGTTGACCACCTGTGCAAGTAAGAACTTCTTGTATTGTTTTCTTTTCTAATAATTGTTTTACTTCTTGTTCAAACATGTGTGATAGTTTTTGTCTTCTCTTACGCCAATCAGTATATCTCTCTTCTGCTTCTCGTTCTAGAAGTTCACCTGCCCAATAATCACCTTGTGATAAGTTTGCAATGTAGAAGTCTATGAGTTTATCTTTGTATTTTCTTGCTAGTTTGGCAAAGTGAAACTTGTCTTTTCGTTTCATGAATGAAGACAAGTCTGCCTTTACATGACCATTGTATTGATTAAAGTTATAGTTCTCACTATTAAAATGCAACTTCATCGCAAGATACAATTGATAACTATCATATCCTTCTCGACTCGACATTACTTATTCACTATAATCTTTTTCTTTTTTGGCACTTCGATGCCACTGACTGCCGTATTATATGCAGACACGATATCATCATTTGTTTCTGTCATGAATACATAATTTTGTATTGATACACTTGTAGGGTTGACACAACCTGTGACACAAATACCTTTAGCAAAACCCATTTTGCCTTCTGGTGTATTCACGATAATTCTAGGGTCTGCTAATTCAACACAATCGTGTCTATTAGAAACTAACTTACCGATATACTCACCGCTTACAGTGATTACTGATACGATATCTCCTTCTTTCATAATTACTCCTTACTCATAAAAGTTGTCAAAGAACCTCGACTGGCCTTTTGACGATTAATTAATTTTAAACTTTCTGCCTCTGCTTCAAGTTTCTCTCTAAGAGGTATTGATAATAATCTCTTAGCTCCTTCTGGTTCTACATTATTAACTTCGCAGACTTTAAGTATTGCACTCATTACATCTGTTCTATTACCTATTATAAGTCTTTCAACTTGTTCTGTAAACTCTTTTCTTGTTATCATTTTTTAAACTCTTTTTCTCTAAACCACAAATTGAAAGCATACTTCTCTCCTTCTAATACAGGTAAACCTGCATGTAGAGATTTTATTTCTCTCTTTGTTGTATTAGGTTCAACATTCCACCATACGATGATACTGCCTCTTCTAGGTTGAATGTTTACACCTAGATGACTGAAACCAGTTTCACCTCCTTTTGGCACATCTCTTAAATATCCTAAAACAGTAATCAATCTTTGACCACCATTCTTTGTATATTCCTCATTAAATCCAATATCACTTTCATCAAAACTATCATAATGATATTTGTATTCTTGACCAACTTTGTAATGCACAACTTGAAATGGCTCTGCATTATCTAAAGGCATTCTTACCATTTCTGATATACGATCTGCGACACCTTTGATTATTGGTGAAGCATCATGTTTCA